GATTCTATCTTTAAACTAAGGGTTTTACCTGATCCTCGTATTTTATTCTTTGTTACAATTACACCATCTCCATAATCAAATGGATCGCCAGAACCACTTGGTATATAGTTTCTTAATAATTTATAAGCTTGAAATTGTGTACCCCATTTACCACTATTGGCACTATTTGCCCAATTCCATTGTGATTGTACTAAACAAGATGATTGATTATTTAATATTAAATTACTACCATCTTGAGTATAACCATCTTCAGTACGATTAAAATAAAAGAATATATAAGGAGTTTGTTTACGTCTCATTATGTCGTTATATAATTCATATCCTGTAACAAGATAACTACTATAATTAGCTCCTGTATTATCTGCTGTATACCAATCTTTAAATTGTAAACTTGCAAATTTAGATACAGTAAACTGTGTTCCTTTAATAGTAAGATAACTAAATTGAGAACTTCTATTTAAAGGAGTATCAACAGTAACTATAACTTGATCTGTTGATGTAACTATAACTTCATTAGTATTAACTAAAACATTAGTATCTTGTTCTGCTATAACATAACCAGGTATTTGTATATAATCTGCTATATAAGGTGAATCTGAACTTAATGAAGCAAATGTATTGGTATACCATGCTTGTAATGTTAAATCATATATTAATTCTTTATTATATTTATTTATGTAATTAGTAGTATTATAAGTAATGTCGTCATTATTATTATATAACCAACGAACTCTGTTTTCTTTTTCATCATAATATCCTTTACAATGGTCTTTACCTAGTTCAGGAATATCTAAATACAATGATTGTATAGTTGTTAATGATAAAGAAACAGCTTTAAATCGTCCACCTGCAGCATCAGGTGTAAGCATATAAATACCTGCATTAGACCAATAAAAGAAAGCACCATTAACAAATACAACAGAGTCTGCATTAAGTACTCCGTTATCTGATATTTTACCTAACTGAAATGATGTAGCATTAAAACCACCAGTATCACCATAAAGTTCCCATACACCATTTTCTGCAAAGATTAATAAAGAAGCTTGAGACGGCACAATTTTAATAATCTTACTACAGTCAGGAATTTGTACAGTACCACCATCAGATGCTACAACATCATTTAATGCTTGATCAGTAGGATCAGTTTCTTGATGACATTTACCTAATTGGTCGTCTGACGTTACTATTTGAGTAAAGAAAATATAACCTGAGTAGTTAGGTGATCTATTATCAGGATCAGTAACATTAGAAACAATACCTGAATAAAAAAGTCGTTGAGCATAAGTAGCAATAGTAGTAAATGAACCTGTTTCTTGATCTGTATTTAAACCAGTTACATCTGTATTAGCTTCACGACTAGAACCTCTATTAAAAGCATCTATTACAATACGACCTTTAGCTACTTGAAAACGAGATGTTGCATTACGTTTTAATATAGCAGGATCAAACTTTTCATAATCTCCACTAGATGGATTACTATTTTTACCAAGAACCCAAGCATCAGCATTACTTGGATATACATTACCAAATGCTGATGAGTTTTTACAATATTCTAAAGCATCAGTATATGTACCTGAATTAGTAACAATATTTTCAGACCAACCTTGATTACGACAATTATATTTATGATCAGCAGATAATGTAGCAGGTCTTTCATCTACATCTAAACCATCATCAAGTCCCCATATATCACGTACTTTAATATCAATAGTAGATTGTGTAACTGTATCTGTAGTAGAATTATAAGTAAGTAGTACAGGTTTACTTAAATCATCAGATACAATAATACATTTATTGTTAATAACTGCAGTTTGTATTTTAGCATTATTTAATCCTGTAACTGTTAAAGCATTACCACTATTAAGTAAATTAGCACTAGGATTAGCTGTAAGTAAATCTAAAAAGAATAATTTATTTACAATTCTAATAATACCAATAGACACAGATGTAGAACCACCTGGAGTTGTCCATACATGAAAAGATTGTTTACCTTCTTTTATACTATCTGCTGTTAAACCAGTATTATTTAATTGATAAAGGTTTTCGTAGTCAACACCTAGTCGTCTAGAACGAGAGCCATCTCGATTAAGAACAAAGTTATCTTCATCAAGAGATGCGTTTTCAGGAAACGTAAGAGGACTAGCTTCAGTAATTAAACCTTTTGTAAAAGATCTAAAAGCCTTTTCAATAGCTCTAGCCACTTAGTCTTCCTTTGTAAGTTCTAGTTTTTCGTTTACTTTTTTAGATTGTTTTTTTTGTTGAGCTGTTAATAAATAGCTACGAGCTGTTACATCAGCTACTCGTTCTGATGTAAAGTGACCACCTAGTTGTTCAGGTAGTTCACCACCACTACCAAATTGAAACTTAAGATGAGCAGTAGTAGGGCATACAAATAATTGTAATTCTTTACCACCTTCTGTTTCATACGTTCTTATAATTTTCATTTTATTTACCTTTAAGTTTTTTTCTACGCTCTTCTTCGTCTTTTTTTAATTCTTTAGTACGTTCCATAGAATCTTCTGCTGCTTCTTTTGGATCTTTATATGTAGAAGGAGGAGGAGGAGCATCCTCTTCATATTCACCAAAATTCTCAAGAATATCTTCAAGTTGTTTTTTAGTAAGTCCCATATTAGTAACCTTGTTTTTTAGGCTTAGCCATTTTCTTCATTGGTTTCTTTTTAGGCATAGGTTTCTTTTTCATAGTTTTCATAGTTTTTTTACCTTTCTTAGTTGATTTACCATATTGTTCTTTATGAACAAAGGCTTGAGTGTTGCTCGTTAATTGTGTCATTAGTAGTTAGGCTTTCCTTTAATACCTGGTTTACGACCATAGTTTCCAAATGTAATACCATTCTTTAGTTTCCAAGCTTCTTGACTCATTCTACGTTTTTGAGATATAGAAGTTTGTTCTGCTTTAGGATTAGGCATTTGTTTTAAAGTTAAGAAACAATTTGATTTAGCTTCTGCAAGTAAATATGTAAACATTTGTACAGGTAAATCAGGTGTAAATGAATCAGATAATGTAAATGTTACACTTCTTTTACCTTGGGCTTTTGTTTTAGCAGCTACTAAAGTAGAATCAACAACACTATCATAAGCATCAAAGACTAAAGTTTCATCATCAAAAGATGTAAAATAATTAGGACCTTGATCTTTATAAATATTTAATGTAATTCCTGTTGGATCTGTAACAACAGTTACATCAGAAGCAGAACTATTTCTTTGATCTACAATATATATAAAATCTTCAGGTGTTTTATAAATAATTTCTTTATATTTATCTTTAGTATCTGTTGATTTACGACAATTATATTTAATAAATTTAAGATCTATAATATCTTCAGGTAAAGTCATATGTGTAGGTCTACTTGCTGTGCCTGAAGCTTGTAATTGAAATAACTCATATAAAAAAGGCATATCACGACCATCTATAATATTATAGTATGTTGATTTAATTATTTGTGCTACTTGAGTGGCTTCTTGAGTATCATTAATACTATTGATCTCATCAGAATCCATATCTGACATAATGTCTTGTACCATTTCAAGTAGTGTCATTTTAGCCATAGTTTATTCCTAGTCTAAGAAGAAAGCAATTAAGCCTGCTTCAGTTGGAGTAAAATTAGTTCCTGATGATGTGCCATCTCCTCCTGTATATATAGATAGGACTTGATTAGCAGTAGCGTTTACTAATCCTGTTGAAGATATAACAATCTTATCAACACCATTAGTAGGTTTAGATACAGCTACCTCTCTAGAAAAAACAGATCCATCTAAAGCATATTTAAAATGATAAGAAGAGCCTGAAGCAATAGAAGCTGTTGTAAAATTAATCCAAAACGATATATAGTAATGTCCTGCCTGATTAAGAGTAATTGTACCATTACCTGGAGTAACAGTAAGAATGTCCTCATTACCTGAAGCAGTCCATTCACCACTTGGATTAAGTAATGTAAAAGCAGAAGCTGCTGCTAATGTATGAGCAGTTGTTCCACCTGAGATATAAAGTTCAGCATGAGCTTTACCTGGAGGGTACTCCCATGCACCTGAACCTGATCCATTAGAAATATATACTTTACCACTTGTAGCTGCGGCTACACCTTTAGGTTCGTGTATATCAGGATCTGTGATAGTATTGTGTTGTATTGTCATAAATATATATTCCTAATAGATTAGGTGGGGTCCGAAGACCCCTATCCTAATTAGTTTTTGTCGTAAACGTATTCAACGACAAGGCGAGCTTTACCTGTAAGTAAATCGTCAACTGTAGGAGCAACTACAACTTCTCCTGCAGTAGCACCGATTGTTTTACCTACTAAAGCACCTGCACCAGTAACAACGTTACCTGCAGTACCAATAGCTGTTTGTGTAGCTTCTGATGCAGAAACTAAACCATCAGCATCAATAGCACCACCTGCAGAATTATACAATCCAACAACTAAGTCTGTTGTAGTAGATGTAGAAGTAAATGCTACATCAACATATAATTTAGCTGAAACAACTGTTGCGTTTGCAGGAATAACATATTGTAAATTGCTAGTTCCAGAAGCAGGAAGATTATCATAAGAGAAATCCCATTGGGCTCTTTTAATAATACCTGTAGATGCTGTTTGAGCACCTTTACTTCCATCTGTTGTTCTAGCACCATAGTGGTTAGCAACACCACGCTTTGAGTCTACTTCATAAGTCATGTGATGTCTCCTTAGTAATTAGATGGATGAGTTAAAATTACACCCAATGTGTCAACACGTTGAGCACCAAAACCGAAGCGAGAAGTAACTTGATACTTGTCAGCTCTTTCTTCGTTGTCTCTCCAACCTTCTGTTTTTGGAGCACGTCTCCATGCGTGCATAATTGGCTTGCATGAATCATCAGCCACACACATAAATACGTTTGCTTTGTCACCAACAGCAGCAGTTTCAGATGTCAAGCCGTAACCTGAAGCATCAATAGCTTCTGAAGCTGTTAATGTAGGTAAGAAGTTAGAAGTATAGATGTCGAAACCAAAGATATTCTTAACGAATTTATGATCACGAGCAAAACCTTCTGTAACGATACCTTCAAACATTGGGTTATTTGAAACGTTAACTAAGTTTTGTAAGCTATTTAATGTAGCTTCCACAACTGGATCAACGATAGCGATACGACCACCTGCAGGAACATTAGCTTTATCAAATGCTAATTTCATAGCAATAAAGTCTTCTAATGTAATAGTTCTTGCATTAGATGCAGCAGAACCTACAAAGCGATGTGGACGACCATTTACTAAGTTTAAGTTAGCACCTGTTTGAGCAGCGTTAACAGCATTTAAAAACTTAGTTTCATGGTTTTCACCAAGAGCACGTGTAGATTCCATAGCTCTCATAGACATTAATGTGTCTACTTGTGAGCCATCTTCACGTAAGTCGTCAGATACTTTCCAAGCATCACCAACATAGTCAGTAATAGCAAGTGTTAAGTTACCTGTGTCAATAGGTGAAAAATTTAAAGGTGTATCCTCAGCAGCATCTTGAAGAGTTACTGTACCTACTGTTTTAATGTTTAAAGTTGTACCTGAACCAAAGTCAGTTACATCTCTCCACATTCCTTCTGGCAATAGATAGTCATGTAAGTTTTCAAGGATAAACTGAGAATACTGTTGAGCTTCAATAAAAGCTGTAGTATTAGAAGTTAATTGTGACATTTAAGTCTCCTTGTTAATTGTTTAATTGTCGTTTTACTTTTTCACCTGCTATTTTCCAAGCGTTAAGCATATCTTTAGTAGAAGCACCTTTAGGTACTCTAGCAGATAACTCATCTGTTGCTTTATTATTAGATAAAGATTCTGTATTCACAGTACTTTGTGATTTTGCAACTGTTGTAGCTTTGTTATCAAAACCTGCTAATTTTAAAACAACATTTGGAGATGTTGCAGATAAATTGTGTAATTGTTCTAGTGTCATACCTGACTCTTTTGCTAAGGTATTATAAACTTCTTCAGCTTTACTTCCATACTTTTCAGTAAACTTGTCAGCTACTGAACGAGCATTAGTTTGAGCTTTAGTTAGTTTTTCCCTTTGCTGTAAGGTTTGATTAACTAGATCCATGATTCTATCTTGGTTTATTTCACTCGTAGAAGTGGTAGCTTCTTGAGGTTGAATACCAGACTTTATTTCATCAAGTAACTCTTCTGTTGTTCTACGTTTAGCAAGTTCCTCTTTTAAGTGAGCCATCTCTTCCTCTAAGGTTTTGATATGCTCTTGTGCATGAGGCACTGATCTTAACGCATCATCAACAGATTTATACTTTTTACCTTCGCCTACAAACTCTTGAGCTTCTGTCGGTATCTCAAAAGGTCTAGCTTGGGTATCTTGTTGCTGAGTCTCTTGGGTATTTGACTCAACAGATTGTTCTTGTTTAACTTGTTCTTCACTCATTATTTTTCTCCTTGGTCAGGAATAAGATTATATAATTTAGAAAAAGCTTTTTGGATGCCTAATTGATAAGCTTGGTATTGACTCCAAGCAGGTTTATCAAAAGTTTCTTCATCTATTGCTTTTCTTTGAGCAAGTTGAATCTGCTCGAGACAGTAAGCTTTGAGCTCTTCAAACACTTGTTGTTTTGTTAAGCTCTTAGCTTTATCTGATTTTAAATCCATATAACTATTCTAACATAATTGATTAAAAAAGTCAAGGTTTAAATTAACCCTGCTCCCTGTAAGACAGACTCATTTAAGTCGTCTTCAATAGGTTCTTGTGCTTGCATCTGAGCTTCTTGTTGAGCAGACATAGCTAACTTCTGTGTTTCAGCATTCTCAAAGATAGCTGCGTTGTCTTTAATAAACTCATAAGCTTCAAAACCCATGTACTCTTCCACCATCTTAGCTAATTGTTTAGCAGAGATATGTGGTGAAATCATTTGTCCAATCGGACTATTAAATAAACCTATAATGTTTTGAATTAACTGTGCTCGTGCTGCATAATGTCTAGCACCTATAGGACGTAATTTACCTTTAGCTGTAATATCTTCTTTAGTAATCGATATAAAGTCAGCTACACCTAAGTCGTTATCCATAACTTTAGCAATCTCTGCAACATCTAAATTACGTCTAGCTGTTTCAAGCATTGTATTTAAAATAGGTTCTAGAAATTCTATTTCAAACTTATTAACTTTGTTTTGGAAAATACGACCTGCAGCATTTTGTAATTGTTGTACTTCAAATGCTGTTTTTTCACCTGGGCTACGAATCCCCATAGCTTCTCTAGGTGCTCCTGCCATTTCTTCCATAAGTTGTAATAACATACCAATTTCATTATTAACTTGGAAAGCAGCAGGATTAGGAGGCATCATATCTACATCACCATCTTCAGGGATATGAATTACTGATTCAGGACCCCATTCAAAAGGTTCTACATCACCTTTAATTCTAATTGGTGGATGTATTGTTAAATCTAGTGCATCTGCTTTTAAGTTTTCTAAATGATCTACTCGATATTGCATACCTACTAAATTATCTAAAGGACCCATCGCATATAAATTATCAGGACGATTTCTCCATCCTACATGATGTTTATTATCTTTACCTAAGTAAGATGGATTTTCTATATTACGTAATACATAACTACGATCTACAATAGTAATAATTCTATTTTCTAGTAACTCGTCATCATGTTCACTATAAATAGTTCCTTCAAATTCTAGTATTTCTACTAAACCTGATTGATAATATTCTTGTAATGAACCAAAACCATCAATGTGATAAGCTTCTGCTTTGTTAATATCTTCTAATCTAAATTGAGTTATATTACGTCTTACATCCATAGTTTTATTAAAAGAATCTATGTTGTATTGTAGATCAGGTCGTTTATCAATATCTAATTTAAGTTCACCTACTGTTTTTACATATCGTGTAAATTTAGGAGTATCTTTAAATGCTTTAGCTGTTGGATTAAAAATAATATCAAATGGTGATATTCTTTCTAGTTTAGGACCAGTATAAGTAACTATTTCTTCTTTTGTTATAGGATCAATATGTTTTTCTGTAATATAGTTTACTTCTGCAAACGCATTACCATAATCAATATAGTCATATACTAATTGAGCTACTGTTTCTCTAAAGCCTGATTCTTTTAGTTTAGTTTTAAGATAAGCTTCAATAGCTTTACGTTTTGATTTTGTCGTATCTTCTAAAGAAGCTCCTTCCCATTTCATCCAGTTATCATTAGGAAATAAAGCATCCATGTAGTTAGCATGAAGGTTATCTCTAATTTGAGTTAATTTAGGAAGTGTTGTTTTGTTCTTCCAAGGAAGTTTAGAGTTAGTTGTTTTAGTGGTATCAGTTGCAAATAGATAGTTTCTTAACTCTCTCCATTCTTCTTCTTTATCTTGTCTTTGAATCCACCAATTATTGTAGAGATGTCCTAGCTGTCTTGCTAAGTTTTCTCTAGCTAACATTTGTTTAATTTCTGCGACTTTTCCTGCCATAATAGTTTCCTTAGTAAGTTACTCCCCCAAAACGAGAATGTGTTTGTATACGATTTGTCATATTAATAACATTACCTCTGCCTTTTGGTACGATTGAGATAGCAATAGCATTAGCTAGTGCATCTTTAATATCATCGTGAGGAGGATGTCTTTGTGTTAATTCTTCTTCTAATGGTTGGCAATTACCTCCTTTGTAATGCCATATTTGTTTATTATCATATTTAGGTTCTAAAATAGCACTAATACGTTGTCGTTTATCACCCATGTGTCGTGTAGGTCTATATTCATCAATAGCAAGTGGTATACCATTAGGTCGTAAATAACTATCTTTTAATTCTTTAACAATAAGTTGTTGAGCTACAGTAATTTCAGCTCGTAGTTTTCTAAATCCCCACTTTTCCCAAGAACGTAATATATGAGAATAGTAATCAACAATTTTATCTGTTTTAAAACGATCTATATCTAATACATAATAATTAGCTTGACTATCTACACCAATGATAACAAGAGCTGTATAGTCAGCTTTTTTACGTAAACTAAAAGCAAAGTCAATTGCTGCATATATATTTAATTTACGATCTCTTATAAACCAGTCTCCTTCTTTATTTGTTAAGACTGAACGATCATAATATTGAAAATCATCTGCACTTAAATTAGCTGTTTCTTTACTATTAGGATCATTATAATATTGTGCAAAGAATTGAGTTTGATCTACATATTTAGCACGAATACGAGCTAATTCTCTTGCATCAAATCCAAATGATTTACCATCTTTACGTTTTTGTTTACTCCAAAGAAACTCACCATTAGTTTCTACTACTCGTTGAAATAATTCATAAACTGGTTCTTCTTCAAGCATTTCTCCTTCATCATCATAAATGCTTTCTTTCATATTTACCATTGTATCATATATATCTCTGGGGTGATAACGAGTACCAACAACCCACTCAAAAGCACCAGGATTTTCAATGGAAGCCAGTTGACTATATGCTGACGATACTTTATCTCGCCCCTCTTCAGTATAAGCATTACCAGGCACAACAATGTCGTCAAGCACAACAACATCAGCATGGAAACCAGTAGTATTTGAAGTAAGTCCAACTGCTTTAACACTGGCATCTCTTACTCCTTCCTCTTTTCTTTTTGGATGATCAACAGCTATTTCAGCTACTGCCCATCGTTCTCTTTTGCCCTCTTCAGGATGTAACATTTCAGACCAATAACGTCTATAAATTGGACTATCTATAATTTGTTTAATTTGATATAATTGTTTTTCAGCTAAATCTGCTGTAGCTGAGACATATAATATAGTCGTTTCAGGATGTTTAGTTAACCACCAAGCTGTTCTATATGCTACTAATTTAGATTTCATGTGTCCACGAGGAAGTAATACAAGTTGGTTGTTTTTAGCTTCTTGTCTTGTCCACCATTGTATTAATTCTTCATGAATAGCTCCTATCATTAAATGAGGAGCCACTAATTTAATAAACGTTAGTAAGTCTTCTTCTGCTGCTTGTCTAATTTGGTCAATTTGACTCATTTATTTCTTTCTATATTTAGCTGTTTTTTTAGCTATTGATTTAGGCTGTGCAACAAATTGTTTACCTTTACGTTTACCTTCTGCTTTAGCTGCATTAGTAGCTTTTTTTTCAGCAGGGCTTAAAGCTTTCCATGCTGTATCAGGTAAATATCTTTTCTTTCCTTCACTTTTACTACCATCAGAAGTTCTCCACTTTTGTTTAGTCCAAGCTTTTAAACTCTTTTGTGATTTAGCAAGAGCCATTATTTATAACCTCCTCCTGCTTTTTTATATTCACTAGCAAGTAACTGAGCTTTACGAGCTGACCATTGTCCAGGATTACCCCCTTTACTACCTGCTTTAATCTTTTCAAATAAACGTTTACGCATTGTAGGTTTTGTATAATTACCTGCTTGATTAACTTTACTTTTTGTTTTGCTTTTCGTTTTCAAGTTGTTTGATCCTTTCTAGCCTAGCTTCTCTTGTCATATACAACCAATGTTCTAGATCATCATAGTCTCTGTAACATGATCTACATCTTGCTTTACCTGCTACATTTATCATACGACAATCCCCAGTACAAGGACTGTCGTCTACCATTTAACTTTATGACTCCAGTATCTAGCACTCATTTTATCTGGGCTAGAGTCCTGAGCATTGTGCCTAGCATAGTAAGATTTCTTACGTGCTTTATCTTTAGCAGATGTAGGATTCTTACCTGCTCCTTTTACACCTTGTTGACCAAAACGTATTAGTTTAGTTTTATCTCCTACCTTAGCTACTACTACATGAGATTTCTTAGGATGATTAGGAGTACGTTTAGGTTTATTATATCCTGATACTCCTGCTCTAACTAATTTAGGATCTTTTTTACTAGCCATAAAAATGTACTCCTTCTTTGTTTATAATTAAAACCTGTCTTTGAGGTTTATCTCCTTTTTTAGGAAATGCTATATGTATCCAAGAGTCATACTCTAAAATTAATTGATCAAATTCAATAGATGAATCAGCCAAAATTGAAAATACATCATCGACATCGCCATAACGATCACAAGTAAAATCAGCAGCAAGACCAAGTATATGTCTGCTTGTTCTTTTTGACCCCAAACGATCATTGAGAGCCTCACACCTAAAACCACTACTAATATTAATAGGATTACCACCAAGCTTAGTCCTAACATCTTCTAACCCTTTCGCTAAAGTTTTTAAATTCTCTATTTGCTCTTCATTAGGAGTGTTAGCTATCCCATATCGTGAAGCTGTTTGAGATCTTGTAAATTCATTTAATGTAAAATGTTCTGATAACTTCATTTAGTTAAGCCTTTACTTTTCTCCCAAGTTCTTAAACTTGCAAGACCAAGCATGGCTAAAGTTAGTTCCATTAATACATCTGTTTGTAATTGAGGTAATGTTATAGTAATGCCAAGTAATGTACACACCCACTGAGCCAATGGGGATAAAACAAACACCCAAGCAAAACCAAACCCAGAGACCCAACCAAGGAAAGGACGCCAACCACTAACCCAAATAGAGCGATGGCTAGCTTCGATTTTATTCGTTTCAGCTTGAGTAAGACTAATCTGTGCTGCATTATCAATGAGAGCTTTTTCAATTTCTTGTTTAGCTTTTTCTTTTGCATTGTTGTCAGGTATTAATTTGTCTAATACAGTACTTACGATGGGTAAAATAGCTTGTATCATTTAGACACAATCTCCTTCAGTCGAGATGCAGTCTCCTTGAGAACAGTGCACATTTTTATTGTTTTTACTTGTATAGTTTCTTTGAGAGCGTGGAGTGGATTTCGGATAATTTCGTAAGCCACGAGTATCACACAAACTGAAATCAAATGAAGTGTTATAGACATCTTTGTCTCTCCTTAATAATTGACATATTCTAGATAACATTAAAATATCCTTGTTATAATTTCTACTGCATTTACTTTATTAATTATAATACTTGATCCTACAATACTACCAAAACCTACAATGATAGTCCAAAGAAGTTTATTAAGAACAGATTCTATTTTGTCTATACGAGCATGAATATTAGCGTACCTTTCGGCACACAGTTCTTCATGAGACCTTAGTTCTTGTTCTACTTCTTTTGCAGTTGTCATTAGTTATCCCAGTTTTGTGAGTTCATAATTTCAATCAACAGCATCACTGTTGTACAGGCTTTGATTGCAGTCTCTAGTCTATCAGATTCTGCTACGATTGCTACTCGTTTAGATGATACATCAGCAGGAATGTCTACATTGCGTTCTACTTTACGAGTCACATACCAGTCAGTTTGTGCAAGCATTGTGCCTGCTGCATGTTTTACTTGTGCAATCATCGTAGACTTTAGACCTTTAGTGACTAATCTTTCATCACTATCTACCATCACAGGATTGTCAGGGTCAGTCTTATCTAATACTTTGACATACAATGGGTTACCATCTTCGTCTACTTCTTCTTTATCTTCCAATGCTTTTGGATTGTTGATGTCACCATCCCAGTAGTATCTGTCATCAGCACGAACAGGATCATCTTCCCATGTAATACCGATAGCAGTCTTTTCTGCTTCTGTTGATTTTTGTAACCAATTAGAAGGATACATCACATCACCTACTGTGAATGACCTTCCAATTCTTAATGTTAAGTTTCCTAGTTTATACATAATTACCTCGCTAAAGATTGTTTTAAATATTGTATTGCTTGTTCAAGTGATTCAGTATCTTCATTAAAATATCCAAGACCTCTATTACATTTATCACACAGTAGTCCTCTTACATGACCTTCTGAATGACAATGGTCTACATGAATATCACCTTTTTTCTGCCCAAATATATAATTACATATTGCACATTTACCATCTTGTGCATCTATCATGGCATTATATTCATCCATAGATAAACCATATTTTCTTTTAATATGATATTCCCTATGGTAGTCATAATAATCATCCCTAGATTTATCTGACCTGCCATGTTTATACAATCTTGTTCTTGCCATGTCAGCAGAATAGCATCCACATGATTTTGTATTACCTGTTTTTAAACTTCCACCTGCAACTATAACTTCATTACCACATTCACACTCACATAAGTATTTATATTGACCTGATGATGTTTTACCTAACTTGTCCTTAACTGT